TATAGTTGTCCACTTACAACAGCAACGGTTGCTGCACCCCAGAACATATAATAAAATCTAGATTTCATTTGTGCTCTGATCTTGTCACGTTTACTCATTAGTTTAGTCATAATCATTTGAATTCACACTCTACCATGATCTCGGTAAGAGCTGCTAATAAATTAATTTCTTGGTCAGCAACAAATGCTGATTGGTATTGATATTTAGCGATGATCAAAACCGCTTGAGGTATACTACTAGGAAGTAAAGAAGTATACAAATTATCATACACAGTTCTTAGTATAGCATTAGGATCATTGTCTAAATTAGACACAATCCACTTACGAACAATAGAGAATTCTTTGTTCTTTAATGCAGATACTAACTCACCAAGTTTTACTTGATTTAATACCGCCAGAATGCCAGTGTCGATAGACCCCGTGGCAGCGTACCTTTGGAGTTCGTTGAGTGTTCTTCTGAAGTCTGGGAAATATTTCTGGACGACTTCAGCGACCACAGCATCAACAAATTGTACATCTTCTGCAGTAAGTATCCCACGACATCGTTCAAAGAACTGAGCCGCAATCTCCTGTTTCTGTTTCCCTCTGACATTGCAATCAATAACAGTTGTTCTAGAATGTAATGGTTCAATAATTTTGTTCTTAAAATTACAGGTAAAAATAAACCTACAATTCTTTTGGAACTCTTCTATTGAAGCACGTAATAATAACTGCACATCATGTGTAGTATTATCTGCTTCATCTATAATGATGACCTTATGTTTTGATGATGAGGTCAACGATACAGTAGATGCAAATTGTTTAGCACTGTTGCGAACAGTGTCTAGAAAACGACCCTCATCTGATCCATTGATCACATAAGAATCAACTCCTAGTTCATGACATAAAGCTTTTGCAATGGTAGTCTTTCCTATGCCAGCACTACCACATAAAAGAAGATTAGGTACTTCTCCATTCTTAACAAAAGATTTGAATGTATTCTTGATATCGGATGGAAGAATACAATGCTCAATATTTTTGGGACGATACTTTTCGACCCAAAGAAAATCATCCTTCATACTTACTATCAGGTTCTAGTGCGATAAGATACTCAAGATCTTTGTTTGCATCCCTAAAGAGAGAAGCATTCTGTTTACTAATAGTAACCTCATAATCACCAGGTAACAACTTAAGATTTTCAACCTTAAAATTGAAACAAAACTCTTTGTCGGTAATCCCTACATTGACAGCATAGGTATTAGATGTATCGTTCTTCTTATCACGTACAACCAGTTTGACACTAGAACCATCACCAACTACGGCCAGATCTTCTATCTGGTAAATTGATGCTGCCTTGATAACGTTAGAGATATCTGCCCATGCTACTGTAAAACATACATCCTTACTAGGAAGTTCCACTCTATTCTCAGGTGGAGTAGTTATAGTAGATGGATCTGCAAAGAAATACCTTGAAGAATTCTTTCTGTCCTTGATGATGACATAGTTATCATGATCAAAATTAAACTCAGGATCTTCAAATAAAGTAAGTCCAGATAGGAACTCACTCAAATCATAAATTGCAAAATTCTTTGGGAACTTCTCCTCTACATTTGCACGAGACAATATGTTTTTTTGAATGGATAGAGTTGATAACTCTGTGCCTTCTTTAAAACAGATTGACTGGTTGATATTAGAGAAGTTCTTTAGAATGTCAAGTGTTCCTTTTGATAGTTTCATTTACTAAAATAATGTAATAGTACACAATAGTGCACCGCCTTAAGAATGTCGTCTTGAGGACGACCTTTTTTATCATACCTACTAAGGTACTTAATTGCATTAGATCTACAGAAGGCTTCTGCGTCTCCAATACTTTCAATCAGATCAAGTGTCTGAAAGTTTCCGTTAGCATAATGCTGTGAGTAAGTACCTGCAATGTACTTCTTCGCTTGATCAAGTGTTTGATCTTCATCATACTTAAAGACCTCAGATGAAAGATCTACGTCACCTCCATTAAAGGAAGTGTCGTAGTATTCATATGGATCTATGTTATCATCGGTCTCGATGATAGGATATTCTTCATCCATAGTTCCGTTCAATGTGTCCCATGCTAAACTCCATGCATTAATCATATCAAACTTCTTTGTCAAAGTCAACATCAGCATCTACCTTGTCGTATAACTCTTGGAATGCTTGCTTAGTTTCATCATCGAAACGTGAGATACATGTAGTGATTGCCTTAGGACGATTACCAAAGATTTGGAATGCCTTGACGATGTGAACAAGTCTACGAGTAGAGATGATCTCATCAATACCACCATCAAAGAATGTCTTACGGATGATGTCTGCCCAATCAACAAGTTTCTTGTTGAACTCTTTGTCCTCACCATTCAATGCATCAAGTATCTTGATCTCACTAGCAGGTGATGGGTACTGTTGTTCAAATGTTACTGGGAACCTTTCTAGGAATGCTTCGTTAAGAACGTTAGTACCTACAAATCTACCATCTTCAGAACCTTTACCTTTTGTGTTAGCAGTTGCAACAACTGTAAAGCCTGCAGTGGGTTTTACAAACTTACCAATCTTTTTAAGGAAGACACCTTTGCCTTCTAAGATAGATTGTAGACATAAGATCTTGTTAGATGCTAGGTCAATCTCATCAAGTAATAGAACTGCACCTCTTTGTAGTGCTTCTACTACAGGACCGTTGTGCCACACTGTGTTGCCATCAACAAGTCTGAACCCACCGATAAGATCATCTTCGTCTGTCTCGATAGAGATGTTAACTCTGATGAGTTCTCTGTTTACTTTAGCACATGCCTGTTCTACAGAGAATGTCTTACCGTTGCCAGATAAACCTGTGATGAACATAGGATAGAAGATCTTAGAAGATATGATCTTCTTGACATCGCTGAAGTTACCGAATGGAACGAAGGTTCCGTCTACTTGTGGAATTAAATTCTGCTCTACAGTAGGAAGAACAGTAGGGGCTGCAAGTGCCTTTTCAAGTATCTCTCTACCCTCTGTTACTGTGAGGTTCCATGAACCTTTTTTAACTTGGAATGATTTTAGTTTACGTGCAACTGTAGGATATGCACAACCCACTTTGGTTGCAAATTTTCTTACGTGAGAAGCATCAATCTCATTACCGAATTCATCACGTAGTTCATCAACGAAGTTGACGGATAGTTTTCTCTCGAAAGGCATAATAATAAAGAAGTCAATTTGTGTATGTATTAATAATACCAAAAAAATACCCCCTGTGAAGGGGGTATGTGCCACTAATTTAATTGGTTAGTGTCTAATGAATTTACCTTCCTCAACACCTTCTGAGACTTCTTGTGCTAAGTATGCATGCTTACAGTTTTTGTGCTCCCATGGGAAACATCCGTTAGCAACATAGTAATGGAACAGGTCTCTGCAATCCTTAGATAATCTAGGGAAATACACATTGTGTACCTTGTTTCTCTTAGTAGATAAGTCTTCAACTTTTGATGGAAGACCAACAGAAGCTTGTATGTTAAGGTGCTTATCTAGAGGAACTCTTGCTGCCTGAGCGATGATGTTAGACATTCTAGATGCCCAGTTTTCCATGTTTACATAATAGTTGTAACCATGATCTGTTGAGTTGTTAATAACATCATCAACATATTCATCATTAGATCTAGCAACAAAATCAGCGAAAGTCTTTTCATTGTGTGATGAATAACGACTAGGTTTTACTGATAAGTTCTTTTGACTAACAATCCAACTCATCATCTCTTTAACAATTGTACCTTGTACAGTTGCAGTTAGTGAGTTGTTCGCTATGAGTGCAACTTCATCCTCAATCTCAGTTTGAGATGTTAGTTTGTTCTCAGCGATGCCAAACTTAATGTGCTCTATAACTTCTTCTTTGTTGTTTAACTTAGAGTGGAATACTCTTTCGTTGTTAAGAGCTTTGGCAAGTCTTTTACGTGCCCATACATCTGCACACCTAACGTAGACGAACATCCAACCAGGTATGTTTAGGTAAGCACAGGCATCATGCCTATGGCCACCAGTGATGATATCACCAGTGTCTATGTCAATGTAAACTGGAGGGCAAGTACTATCAACACCATTTTGTTGAATGTCTTCCTTCAGTAAGTTGACCTGTACATCATTGGTTCCGTATACACGTCCAATGTTGTCTTGCTTTTTAACGTCTTTCCAAAGACCATACTTTGTTTCGATAATTGTAATACCGTCTATGGCTTTGTCACTGACAGGGAATGTCCAGACACTAGGGTCGAACAATCTCTCATCGAAGTATTCATTTGCATATTGCGATGGAGCATATGCACAATTGAATGCCTTCTCTAGGGTTTTTGTCATAAATCAAATCCCACCCGAAGGTGGTCAAATAGTAGTGAACCTTATAAGCATAGCATAAAAGAGAATAGTGTCAAGCTATTCTCTCAATGAATGATGTTAGGATCTTTTTGTTCATCTTCTTACCACCTAGAGACTTGACGAATGCTCTCTTGATTTGTGCCTTGGTTGCATCCTCTGCAACTTCAAACTCAGTCTCATTGTCAAGTGCCTTAGCGTGTAATGCATACTGTACAGTGTATGCACTTGATGTGCATATGAATGCTTTAGTCTTCTTCCAGACAGCATCTGCAGCTGCAATCTTCTCTTCATCATAACCTAAGCATGCACGCTTAAATCTGTACCACTCATTACCACTTACAAGACGGATGTTCATGAACTCACACTGAGGAAAACGATCACGTAATTGGTAGATAAATGTATCTGTCTGATTGTACTGATCATTAGAAAACTGGTATACCTTACTAGTTTTGCGATCACGTAGGTGGACATTGCTCTTGATGTTTCCTTTAGTAATCATTGTACCTTCTTCATAGTATCTTTTTACTTCTCTACCGTAAGGAATTGCAAAGCCTTCACCATCAGTTAGGTTGATAAGATGCATTTTCTGAACTCCAGTTCTCTTTTGAAACTCAGGAAGAATGTGGTTCATAGCAACCATCGCTTCATTTAGAGGAGTGCCACCCATACCTAGTTCACGAGGAAAACCACAACTATCATAATTTCTCATGGCAGATACTAAACGGAATAAGTTCAGCATTTGTCTGTCATGCTTACGGTTGTTGCAACCACTACTTAATACATTGACCATGCTAAAGTTTTTAAGAATAAGTCTATTCTTATGCTCAAAGTTTTCTTCAATTCTATAATTCTCTTGCTCGTAACTATAACTATCTGAGAAAAGATATACGTCATAAGCAATACCAACTTTACGACAGAATGTTACTAGAGTAAATACTTGCTTCATAGTATCTTTGATGCAGTTACCCATAGAACCAGACCAGTCAACGTTGAAAACTAAACCATGACTTTTACCATCAGGTATAGTAGTTACCTTTCTGAATAGATCTTCATTGTATTTGTATGTGTGAAGTTTAGATGTGTCTAGAACTCCAGTACGACTTACAGTAGCACGTGCATAACCATCTGCTGCTTTCTTCATCTCGAACTCTTTTACAAGATAGTTAACTTCTTTCTGCATAGAGATCTTGAACTTTTTGAAATCAGCATCTACATTCTTCAATCTTTGTTGCAAGTATGTTTGCATTTGTAATTGATACTCATCACCAACACCTGATGGGTTCTCTGCATTTGTATAGTGTTTATTCAGTAGGTTGCTGACCTCATCATTACTAACAATGCACTTAGCATTGAAAGACTTAGGGAACTCAACATAAACATTCTCTTCACCTTGAAACTCAACTAACTCACGTAGTGCACTCTCAAGATCATCAGCAGTTCTTACCTGAGGAACGTTAGGTGCAAACTCATTTGTTTCGTTACGGCCTGCTTCACCAGTGCCAGTTGTCTCTTTCTGGTTACCTTGACCTACTGTTTGATCATCATAGTCTAGACCTTCATTTTCTAGTTGCTCTTGTGAGTTACCTTTTTGTGATTGCTCATCATCAAATAAAGGATGCTGTCCTTCTGCACCATCACCTTTCTCGCTACGACCTTCACTTAGATCTTCAAAAGGATTGTTTCCATCAAGAAGATCTTCTTTCTTCTGCTGTTCTAGTTCTACCTTAGCGTATGCAAATAATTTTCTAGCAAGTGCAAGTGCATCTTCAAATGTCTCTAGTGTTCTTGCTTCTTCAGTAAATACTTTCTCATCATCAGTGAAAGGAACATCAATATAGTTACCAATCTTCCACCATAGATTTAATCTATCTGCAATATTAAACTCAGATATATCTTCGCCCTCAATCTTGAAGAAGTCCTCGTCAGAGAGGATCTGGTAACCCTTGTAGAAGGTTTTTGAAAGACCAGGATATCTACGCTTCATCTGCATCTCAATACGAATGTCCTCAACAACATTGACAAACTGCATTGGAATTTCTTTGATGAAGTCCCACTCGTTAGGAGTATATAATGCATGACCAACCTCGTGTGCAATCAATGCATCTACAACAGCATTCTCTTTGTGTGACCATGTTGGTAGAGTTAGAACTCTAGTCTCAACATTAAATTGTGCTGTGCTGACTTGACGATGCTCTACAATCAAGTCTTCTTGAGCAAGTAGTTTAGCAAGTGATTCTTTGACGATGTTCATAGGTCTTTGTATCTTATACTATACATTATAATAAGAAACCCTCCGCTTGGGAGGGTTGAGTAGACACTTTATTAAGTGGCTCCGTCTTGCACGTGCCTGTCGTAATGCTTGGGGTTTGAGGTGACGCTTCTTTTCCTTCTTGGAATGATGCTGCCAGTTGGGGACTTTCATTATTCCTCCTTAGAGATAACTGAGAAGTTTTGTTTTCTTTCTACTACTAGAGTAGAAGCAAATTTATCCTGTAAGGCTTCTGTCTTATGTGATATCACAAATACATTTGTTTTATCAGAGACAGTGTGTAAGATTTTGAGGAAGTCATCTGTACCAGATGTATCTAAACTACTGTCAAAGATCTCATCAAGGATCAGTAGGTTAGTGTTAGCACTGTTCTTCATCTTGGCAATAGTTCTCCAAGTGAATAGTAGTGCAAGGTCAATCCTCATCTTCTCACCCTCAGAGAATGATGCATAAGTAAATTCATCTCTGAACCTAGATTTAATAGTCTCCATGAAATTCTCATCGAGTTCAAAAGACACATAAAAATCTAGTTCCTTGAGATACCTATTTATGAGTTGGTTCATAATAGGGAGGTACTTTTTTATTATTGTACTCTTAATTCCAGTATCACGGAGCATGGCTGTGACAGTATCATAGTTGTCACGTGTTTTCTTAGTGTCAAGTAGGGATTCCTCTACCTTCATTCCATCTGATGCCAGAGTTTTTAATTTGTTTTTCTCTCTTGTAATATTACTAGTGTTTCCAGATGATATCTTCTCTTCTATCTTTTTAATTTCTTTCTTCTTCCATTGTATTTCTTTATTGCACTCACTAATTTTTTGTTGTGCTGTCAAGAGTTCAGACATAAGAACTTGCTTTTCTGATACCTGTTCTAATATCTTTTTTAACTTATCTTGCAACTGTTCTGTTGCCTTATCAATCTCATCTAACTGTGTACTGAGTTCAACCTTCTTAGCACTTCTAAGATTTGCTGTGATAGTTTGTTCACAGGTAGGACAACGATCATTCTTCTCAAAAAATTTATACTCTTTCTTAAATGCTTTTTGCTTATCCTTAAATCTTGATTCGTATATACGTAACTGATTTAATTCTGCATCAACATCACCATAACTGTCTAGGCTCTTCTCATACGATTGACATAGTTCTACATTGTCTGAGACATCTGTTGTAATGAATGATATCTCATCTTCTAAACCTACAATCTCTTCTTTACGTCTAGCATTATTTGCAGAGGATTGTTCTTGGAGATCAGCAATAAATCTTTGCTGCAACTCTACCTTTTGTTTTGCTAGTTCGTAGTTATATTCACAATCTCTAATGTTCTCTCTAACAGTTTTAAATCTTTCCTTGAGTATAGAATTCATGGTAGAGAAGATACGAATATCTAAAAGATCTTCAATAACTTCTCTACGGTTAGGGGGGTTAAGTTGCATGAAGGGAACAAAGCTTGATGATCCTAAGATCACCACCTGAGTAAATGATTTATAATTCAACCTCAGTATACTTTGCTCCAGATGTTTCTGTTGCTCGTTTATCGCTGCTTCTTGGGAAAGCATGTTACCATTAAGATAGATCTCAAAGATCGTAGGCTTGAACCCACGTCTTATCATATAGTCACGAGAACCAATACTAAATTCTATCTCGACAAGCAAATCCCTCTCGTTGATAGCATTAACCAATTGGCTTTTTGTTATCTTACGAAAGGGTCTATTGAACAAACCAAAACAAATAGCATCCAAGAATGTGGATTTACCTGCTCCATTTGTACCAATAATCAGAGTGGCAGGACTTGCATCAAGTCTTATCTCACTAAAAACATTACCAGTAGATAGAAAGTTCTTCCATCTAACAGACTTAAAAAGAATCATTCGACAAAAATTAATCCCTAGGCGGTACTACTATATCATCAGGAGTGACAACATAATATTCATGACCGTGTGCGACGCAAGTTTGTATAATCTCTCGATCACTTACCTCTACCACTGACATCTCTGGAAAATCTTCAGCTTCCAGAAGTCCAGCATAGCGTACTGCGTCGTCTTTGTCAAGGAACATGTATACTAATGGTTTATCCTTATCTGTATTGACAGCGTAAGCCCCTTCATTTTCTTTACCTTGCAGTGCTAAAATGTACATCAAACTAACTCCAGTGCTTCCACGTATAAGGATTTAAGAATAGATTTAAGTGCGGGCTTATCAGAATGATTTAAGTCATCAACATATCTTTCAAGGATAGTAAGTGTGTCTTCTTTTTCAATATCAATTTCTTCATTTAGATCTTGTTCAAAGGATGGATCCTCTATAACTTTGATCTCATGTACACCACATGCATATAACTGACTAATAAAAAATTCAAACTTATCGGTATCTGTTTTCTTTTCAACGATAAT